GTGCTTGTAGCTGACATCACCGGAGCAGATGGAGCTGACGGCACTGACGGAGCAGACGGCATAGACGGTACAGACGGCACAGACGGCAACGATTGGCGTGTAGGCACAGGCGTGCCGGGCATCATCGCGGGCGACGAGGAGGGGGATATGTACCTCGACGACGCGAACGGCGACGTGTACCAAGTCGTCAGCTCGGCGTGGGCATTGCAAGACAACATCACCGGGCCGACCGGGCCGACTGGCCCTACTGGACCGACTGGCAACGTCACTAACCCTGTGTCGTACATGAAGCGCTCGTCCACCTCGGTGCAGGCGCTCTCTAGCACTCCCACGGTCATCCTGTGGGATGTCTCCGAAGAGGATGAGTCCGACGCGGACATCACTTACAGCACGGGCCTGTTCACCGCAGAGGAGGACGGCAACTATCGCTTCGGCGGCTACGTCTGCGTGCAGGTTCCTACCACACAGCGCCCGCAGTACGTCGTCGAAATCTACGTCAACGGAGTAGCCACAGGCGACCAACGAGGAGGCAGCTATATCAGGAACGCGGGCATCTCCTACGACTTCTGGACGATTGAGTTCTCGTCGGAGCCCTTCGCCCTGACGGACGGCGACACCGTGGAGCTGCGCGTTGCGCAAGTCGAAGGAGCGACCTACGGCTACGGGGGCACGGCGGTAGGCACGGTGCGAGGCGCAAGCTCGCGCGTGTGGTTCGAGCGCATAGGGTCCTATGGCGTGGCCCAAGGCATGCAGCTTGGCAACTCGTCGGGGGGCACACTCACCGCGAACGCAATCACAACCGTCGTGACGTTCGAGGACATCGACGTGGAGCACCCCGCGTCGAGCATCTTCACGTTCGACGACGCGAACGATACTATCGAAGTGGATGAGGGCGGCTTGTATAGCGTCTCGTACCACGTATGGACTCAGACCGGCACTCTGGGAACAGGCAGTCCAGGGCTCGCATTCGCGACCATTCGCATACGGGCTGACATCGAGGTAGACACTGGAAGCGGGTTCAGCAACCCGGCAGAGGCGCTGCTGTCCATCAAGGACGTGGTGATCGCGAAAAACAGCCAGAGGCATACCATCTCCAACACTCAGATTTTCGAGCTGTCGGCAGGCGACAAGATCCGCCTGCGCAGCGGGCGCAACACCGGAACCATCTCCAATACCCTCCAGCTCAACCAATGCATGCTGGCAATCCACAAGGTTCGATAGTCTTGCTCTTCTTCCGCAGGCTTCGACGAAAGAAGTGCAGAAACATGCTTAGTATCAGATTTCTAATTTCCATACCGCGCCGACAACTCTCTCAATCAGAGATGGACGCTGCGAGGTATCTAATAGAGAAAGAGTACAGCGAGGGCACATACAGTCTGTCGTTCACCATATACGACGGCGACCTGGACGCCACTATCGTCTTCGATACGATAACGCAAGACACCTTAGAGGCGCGCTCGAAAGCGATCCTCTTGGCTAGTGATGTCAAGGACTTAGGCGCTCGCGGCGTCACCGTTGTCGCCACACCCGACGTGGAATCCACCACCGTCTAACCAGGAAGAACCATGAAACGCTACAAGAAACTCCTCCTGGCCCTCGCGGCCATCGCCTCCATCTACCTCGTCAAAGCCACTGGGCTCGACGCGGGGCTCATCGACGCCGTGCTTGACGCGGGGATCGAAGCCGTCACCGAAGAGGTTCCCGAAGTGGAACTGCCCGAGGGCGAGTAGTAGATGGGCGTCGGACTTGAAACCCTCTTCCACCTCGTCTACGAGCTGGTCCATTGGATCATCTCGTGGTGCGTGCCGGACTACGGCATCATCGAGGCACAGGAGATGGGCGTGAAGGTCACGGGTGCCCGCGTCACCGAACTCAAGCCGGGCGGCTACTGGCAACACTCTGCACGCACGACCGTCTACAAGGACAACGTGCGCCGCAAGGTCCGGGAGCCGTCCGACGTGGTTGCAACCACGAAGGATGGAACCACGGTGCGCGTGGGCATCTCGCTCGCCTTCATCATCACGAACATCAAGACGTGGCTCATGGACAATGAGGACGCGGAGCAAGGGCTCCTCGTTGATGTCCAGCGAGTCGTGCTCAAGTTCGTCAGGCAGCACACCTTCGACCAGATCCAAGACCTCGACGAAGAGGCACTCACCAAACTCGCACAGAAGGAGCTAGGTCGCTACTTCGGTGTGCAAGTCAAAGGGCTCGGCATCACTACGTTCGCCGAGACCGAACTACGCGACCTCAATCACTCTGGCGACGTTCCTGGCGTGGCCGCAACCGAAGAAGACGACGAATGAAGAACCTACTGCTGATGCTGCCTCTCTTGGTGGCCTCCTGTGCATCGACCTCGCCCGGCTCGGTGCCTATCGCGCCGGACGGCCCGGTCTCTCGCACCATCGAGCGCGTGCTGCAACGCACCGAAGCCTACATGGAGATGGAGAGCCCGCCTCTCCCGCTCCCCGACGAAGCTCGCGGCCAGATCGAAGCCGCGATCATGACCGTGCGTGTGATGACGGCGCTGCCCGAAGTCTCGGGCGACCTGCTGCTCGTCACGATGAGCGGCATCATCGGCCTGCACGACACGATGATCCAGATGGACCCCGCGCTCGACCAGCTCGAACGTGAAATCTACTTGGAAGACTCCGCGCGCCTCGTTTCCCTGTTCGAGAGCGTGGACATCCGCGCTTCCGTCGCCATCACGAACTGAACGAATATAAGTGGCAGGCATAAAACGGCTTTATGCCTGTCGCTTATATCCAACCAACGACACCATGCAGCTCCCTTCTGACGACTACCTTCCCGAGACCGTGAAACTCATCCTTGCCTCCGTACTGGGCGCCGGGGGTGTGGCGTGGTTCCGAGTGTGGCTGGAGAACCGCCGACTCTCGAAGAAGGAGTTCCGCGAGACGCTGCTCGACAGAGTGAGGGAGCTTGAAAAAGTTATTGGAAATCTGCAAACGCGCATGGGTAATCTGCGCGTCGAAATGGCCCACCTCGAAGTCGAGAACGAGCACATGCGACGCCAGCTTGGATGCCCCACTCGCCCGACTGAGAATCAAGATGCTGACGACAGCCAGAACGAAGGAGTTGATGATGGCGAGCCTGCGTAGCCCCGAGGATCTGTGCGATCGACTTGGCCTGCGGCCCAACGAGCACCAGCGCGAGCTGATGCACCGCTTCTACGAAGAGGAGGACCCGCTCGAACTCGCCGAGATCCCGGCCCAGCAGACCACGAACGCCGTGGCGCTCGCTGCGCTCTGGCGTCTCCTGCGTGTGCAGGGCTCGAAGTGCATCGTGATCGCGGCCAACCGCGACCTGGAGAGCCGCTTCCTGACCTTCCTGCGTGAAGTCACGACCACGATCGACCCCGCGCTCACCTCGGTGTGCCGCTGGAGGGGCTCGAAGTGCCTCGCGATCGGCGATGCGGCGGGCCACGAGCTGCGCGTGGTGTCCAACAGGCCGGAATGGCTCCAAGGACTGCACGACGAGGCCATCACGTTCGTCATTCTCGGAGCTTCGAGCAGCGAACCGCGCTTCAACGAGACCATGCAGGTCATCGACACCTACCGGCGCGACGAAGGCTCCCGTCACATCATCATCTGGTAGACCATGGGACGCTTCTCACGACAATTCAAGCCTCTCTACGAGCGTTGGCGCGGTGACATCCGCGTGTTCGCTCGTGAGGCGATGAATTTCGAGTACACCTGGCAGCAGGAGGAGCTGCTGGACATCGTTCAGCTCGAATCCTGGCTCCCGGTGGAGAAGCGCCTCAAGCGCATCGCTGTTCGCTCGGGCCAGGGGCCTGGAAAGACCTCGATCTCAGTCATCGTGGCGCTCTGGCGCTGCCTGCGCTACCCCGACGCGCTCTGCATCGTCACGAGCCCGTCGATGCGTCAGTGCAAACAGTGGATCGACGAGTGCTCGCGCTTGCTCAAGGAGGCCCACCCGGTTCTCCAGAAGATGTGCAAGACGTACGGCACCAAAGTCGAGATCAACGGCTCGAAGATGTGGGGCATTCGCACCGCGACCGCCACGCGCCCGGAGAACCTCCAAGGGATCCACGAGAAGCGCCTGACGTTCATCGCGGACGAGGCTTCCGGTGTCGCGCCCGGCATCATCGAGACGATCAAGGGAACGCTGTCCAACCCGGACGCGCTGTTCCTCGCCATCGGCAACCCGAACACGTCGTCGTGCGAGTTCTACAACTTCTTCACGTCGCAAGCGGACGCATGGCACCGGCTCGTGTTCAACGCCGAGGACACGGCACGCGACTACCCTCACATCGTCTCCCCGAGCCGCAACAAGCAGCTCGAATGGGAGTACGGCAGGGACTCCGACCAGTACCGCATCCGCGTGCTCGGCGAGTTCCCGCACGAGGACCCGAACAACGTCATGGGCCTGCGGGACCTGACGATCTGCACCAAGACGAACATGCTCGGGTGCGCGTCGATCAAGGACATGCTGCCGGTCAACAAGGCCATCGGCATCGACTACTCGCGCTTCGGTGGAGACGAGTCGGTCATCGCGCAGCGCCACGGGCTCGCGATCACCAAGTTCGAGACGTTCGTGAAGACCGAGCCGATCTCAGTCACCGACCGCGCGTTCGCCATGCAGCGGGATGCCAACTGGAGCGACGCAGACTGCTGGTTCATCCCCGATGCGGGCGGCCTCGGTCAAGGCGTCATGCACTCGTTCCACGAGGGCGGCAAGAACGTCCTCGAATTCCACACTCAAGCACGACCGTACGACAGCGCGATGTTCGCCGACCTCTACTCAGAGGCTTGGTGGATGCTGCGCAACCTCGTGCGCGAGCACATCGTTCGCCTGCCGAACGACGCACGCTTGCTCAAGCAGTTGAGCACGCGGCAATACTACACCGACCGGAATGGCAAGCTCAAGGTCGAGACGAAGGACGAATGGAGGAAGCGCATGGAGGTGAGTGAATCACCCGACCGCGCGGACGCCATCGTCTACGCCTTCTACCCTCACATCGGCGACACCGGCTCGCTGATCCAATCCGGCGGCAACAAGCACACCGTAGGAACCAGAATCCAGAGAGATCGCTAATGAACTGCGCTGTACCCACTTGCGAAGGCCAACTTCGCATCTCGCACACTTACCCCGTTGCATCGGAGAAATTCCAACGCGCAACTTGCCAGGAGTGTGGTACTATTCACGCCCTGGCAACGCAAGCCACCATCGTAACCGCCCGAGGCGATGGAGCAAAGGCCAAGGCCGCTCGTGCAAGACAATCGACATGCGAAGAATCGTCATCGTCGGCGCACTGATCCTCGGATCCTGCGTCGCAACTCAACAACACCCCGAAGAAGCACTCCTGAACTCGCGGCACGCCGCGCTCGTGGAGACTCCGTTTAGCATGGGGACCGGCTTTCCGATTACCGACGAAGCGTGGCTAACCGCGTGGCACGTCGTCGAGGGCTGGGATGCTGAGGACGTGACGATTGCTGGCTTTGCCGTGCTGGAGATCAAACGCTGCGGCGACCTCGACACCTGTGTGCTCATCACCGCGCTGCACGGGCGCACTCCCTGGCCGCTGGCCGACCGGCTGGCCCGCGCGGGCGAGCGAGTCTACAAGTCCGGCTACGGACAGGGCCTCCACTGGTGGAGCGAAGGGCTCGCGACCGAGGACGGTGAGCGCATCTCGCTCGATATGTTCCCCGGCGACTCCGGTGGCCCGGTCTTCGACGCCCGAGGCGACGTGCTCGCGATCATCGTCGCCGTGGGGATGTCCCGCAGCGGCACCATCGAGCACCACTGTTGGGTCGTGCCCATGGTCGCGATCCTGGACGCCATGCCCGAGGGTGTGATGGAAGGCGCTGATGAGCCCCTGACGATGCCTCCCGGCCCGCTGCCGGTCGAGGAGACGCCCTGGGAGCGCTTCTAGAGGCGCAAGAAAGAGCTTGGCGTCTGAGACGCCCTGAGAGCCGCTCTAACGAGCCCGGCCCCGGTACGACTATCGACTCGTGCCGGGGTCGCTTCGTTCCAGGTACGCCAGCACGCGGCGCAGGGAGGTCGCGTCGTCGCCTAGCGCTCCGAGCGCGCGATTGCAGGCCGAGCAGAGGATTCCCCGGAAGATCCCGGTGCCGTGGTCGTGATCCATGGCGAGCATGTGCTCGCTGCCGCAGACCTCGCAGCTTGTGGCCGCCATACGGGCCGCCACGGCGCGCTCCACGTCCTTGATGCCAGCCTTCTTGGCGTTGGAGCGGTACTGGGGCTCCGGGGAGCGCTCGGCGCTAGGGACGCTCTTGCGCGGGCCTCTGGGGCCTCGGCGGCAGTCCCGGCACTGATTCCCGCGAAACGCGGTCTCAGGCTTCTCGTCGTTGCATTTCGGACAGGTTCGCATGATGGAAGGTGGCCCAGGGGACAGTGCTTCCGGCTGCTCCTGTCCCCTTTGCCGCTGGAGGGCGGCGCGCTCGGGCCTTGCGCTTGCTGGGGCGAGTGTTAGCGCACTCCCTGGGTCGTCGTCAGGTTCCCACTCGGTTTCCAATCCGAGTTGCTTCCTGAGCGCCCCATCCAGGTTCCGTGCCTGGACCAGCGTGAAAGAGCATCCTACCACTGTTTCGGAGGAAGTCAAGCTCTTTCTGTGAAAAAGGTGGGGCCGATGACGAGGGAGGCAATCCCGCCACCGGCCCCGGGCAGATGACCCCGAGGGGCCATGTTCCTAGACAATGAGGCCGTGATCGCGCAGCGCGTCGATGATCTCCTGCTGCTTGGCGGCCAGATCGGCGATTGCGTCGGCGGTCGGGCCGACATCAGCCGAGCCCGCGTTGGCCGCGTTGGTGATCGAGGCGATCGTATCGTTCCCCGTGCCACCGGAGTTGTCGGTGATGTCCACGATCGTGGGCGTCTGCTCGACCGCGAACATGCGGGTCCAGGTCGTGCCGTCGCTGACGTACAGCGACCACCCGAGCGTGGTGTGGTCCACCATGACGTGACACTGATCGTAGGCAGCGGCAGCGAAGGTGGCTTGCAGGTCGGTCTCGTCACCCGTGTGCGCGTGCATCGGGAGCGGCGCGTTGAAAAGCGCCTCGTCGTTGTCGTCGATCTTGCCGTCCCACGCTTGGATGCCTGAGTCGATGTCGTTCTTGGTCGGTCGTGCCATTGGGTTGCCTCCTGGGCGTTAGATGAAGTCGATGGTGAGCGTCGGGCTCACCGGAGAAGAGTATCCGTTCGCGATGTGCGTCACGCGGACGTGGAGCGATTGCTCGGAGCCGAAGTCGGCCACGAGTGCAGCGTTCGTGTAGGTATAGCTCGCCGTCGAGCCCGGCAGGTCGATCGTCGCCTGCACCACGTCGCCCGTGGTGAGGAACTCGACCTGGATCGTGCCTGGGATCGTAGGCAGTCCGACCACAGTGCCGGAAGCCTGCCCGCCAGCGCCAGTCTGCTTCGTTCCCGTGGACACGGCCCAGCCGATCGTGATGTCGTCGCCCGTCTCGTAGGCCGGGACGGTCGGGTAGGGCGCCTTGACGTGAACGTAGTCGGGCGCGATCGGAACCTGGCCCTTGCCGACGAGCAGTTGCCCGTACGGGGGAGTGGCGGACAGGTTGACCTGCCCCGCCGTCGTGCCGGGCTGGGTCTTGACCCACAGATCGCCAGCGGGAACGAGCAGGCCGTCCGTGATCTCCGTGACGCCCGAGTCTTGGACGACGTAGACGACGGCGCCCGCCGGGTGCGAGAGCCTGCGGGTGTCGTAGCGCGAGCGCACGAGCCCGTCCAGACGGCGCTGCGTACCACTCACGATGGTGGTCTTCTGCAAGATGCAGATTTCCGTGCCAGCGCTCGACACGATGATCGCGAGTTGTCGCCCGAGGCCCCAGCTCGTCAGGTCAGCCGAGTAGTCCACCGCGTTCGCGTTGTCCGGCCCCAGCTCGGTGAACACCGGGCCGAGAGCGGAGAACTGAGGACCGTCCGCATCGAGCGCGGCGTCCAAGGTGCCGCCAGTCTGCACGCCCGTGTCTTGGATCTTGAGCGTGTACGTCGTGTCGTCCTCAGAGAAGTGGATCGACGCGAAGGTGATCTGAGTGTGGTTGCGGATGCGAGGCACCATCACGAACTGCGTGGCCGGGAACGAGTTCCCGAGAAGCTGCTCGGGGATCTCGACCCAGTGGAACGCATCGTCCTGCTCGGGGAGCAGAGGAGGCACAGCCACACCACCCTCGTTCGTCACGAAGTTGGACAGCGGGACGCCGTAGAAGTCGGGGATGACCTTGATCTGCACGCGCTCCGAGAGAGGGTCAACGTCCACGGAGATGACGCGCAGCACTTCGTCGAAGCCCTCGGCGGTGATTACCTGGCCCGGCAGCAGGTCGCGCGCCTCGCGGCTAGCGTCCAGTCGGAAGCTCGCGCCCGGAGCCAGCTCCTCGGGAGACCGCAACTCGGAGAGAGCGGCTGCCGTGGTGAACAGGGTCGTCGAGACGATCGGGACCTTGCGCGCACGTTGGTGCTCGGCGAAGCCCGCCTGACCGTCCTCGTCCACGGCGATCGTCATGTCGCCGTACTGGTTGTCGCGGTCGGAGAACGAGAAGATGAGCCTGTCCACCGGGTGCTCACCGTGAACCGTCTCCAGCTCGGGGAAGCGGTCGGCGTAGACATCCTCGACGAAGGCTTTGAGGACGCCCACGGGGAAGCGAAGACGTTGGAACAGCATGAGCCCCGTCGAGGTGTCGATCGGGAGCATCGTGCCGTGGTCTTGGAGCATTGAGCCCAGCATGGCCTCGGCAGTCTCACCCTGCGTGCCCAGGATCCCAGCGCGCCAGTCGTCGCCCTCAGCTTCGACGCCAAGGTCTTCGAGCGAGTCGAGATCCCAACCTTCTGCGACGTGTCCGGGATCGAGCTGGAGCCCGAGAGGCCAGTCAGCGAACAGAAGCTCGCCGATCGTGTGCGCGATGTTGGCGCCGTCCGTGTTATCCTCTTCCCAGAGCTGCATCGTGCCGGTAGCGGTAGCTCCGGCGGTGCCTCCCTGCAAGAAGACCTTCGTTTCCGTGGTGTAGACGAAGTAGGGCGACGCGCCTGACTGCACGAGAATGGTGTCCGAGCGCAGCACCTCGTAGGTGCCGTTCGGCAGACCGGCTCCGACCAGCTCCACGTCGAACGTGGGCTTGAACTGCGAGGTCTTGTCCCCAGCCACCTGAATGAAGCCCGTGTCCTCGCTGGCGTTGGCGAGCACGGCGGTCACGTCGTGTGTGCCCCCGATGAGCGTGCGATTCTGCTCGTACCATCCCTGCGACTGCGTGAGCCCTGTCCACGACGGACGGCGCTCGACGATGTAGTCAACGAGCGGCCAGGTCTGACCGGCCAGGCGCTTCTTGTTCCACACGACGTAGCAGGCGTGCGGCCAGCGCGAGCTGATGCCGACGCGGCTGGCGTTGCCGAGGAAGGAGTTGATGGGCTGCGTGGGCTCGCCCCAGTAGATCGTGAACGCGCCCTCTTTGCCGAGATCGACAGTGGTGCCGCTCGGGTGGGACTCGCGCGTGATCGGGCCGGTGAAGATCGTGGTGCCGCCTTGGACCATCTCGTGCAGGGCCTCGCAAGGACCCATGCCGATGACGTGCCAGCCAGCTTCGTAGAACACCTCGACTTCGGGGTCGTCTCCACCTTTGCCGCCACTCCCGGCCTTCTCCTTGCGCGTCTCGCGGTCGCCTGCCCAGCAGAACACCGGGCCGACGCGACGGATGCCCACGAACCAGGGCGTGAAGGAGCCCCGGATGGAGAGCGTGGTCGGCTTGTCGTCTTGGATGGGTGAGTCGGACTTCTTCGCGAGCATCTGACCGGCGAGCAGCGACAGACCGATGGACACCACGAGCCACGCGAGCTGAACCCACGCCTGCTTGGGACCGTCAACCTCGGGAGCACCGAAGGGCTCGCCGAATTGGAGGATGCTGCCCGCGATGACTACGTTCACGCCGAGCAGGAGCTTGAGCCAGAACCGAGGACGGTTGGAGTTCCAGTTGTACGTCACGGCGTCTACTCGACGCCAGAACCGTTGTGCTACTCGCTGCATTGGTGCCCCCACCTGTGTTTGTCGTCGATGCGATAGACCGCATACAAGACCTGTTGTTCAAGGAATCCCCATCCACCCTGATGAAAGCCTGCGACGGGGAGCGCATGCCAGAGTTCGTTCTTGTTGGCGCCGACAATCTCGACGTGCCCAGGTCCGCCACCGGGGGAGCCAGTCACTACGATGTCGCCGGGCTCGACCATGATCGTGCCGTCCACCATCACCAGCTTGTGACACGGGGAGTAGCGGCGCACGATCTCGCGCACGGTGCGGACAGCGCCAGCGCGGTCGTGTAGCGAGGCGTCGTGCGGGAAGCCAGCAGGCTCCATGCGCGCACGACCGTCGATCTCGTCGATGACGCCGAACACGGCGCCCGTGCAGTCGGCTCCTCGTTGGATGAAGCTCTGGCCGGACTCGTACGGCGTGCCTTCCCAGGCGCGCAGCGCACGGTCCAGTGCATCGGCAGCGTCGGCTCCGATCTTCCCGTGCGTCCAGGTCAGACGCGGGCTGTAGACTCGTGATCCCATTAGCCCGGTGTCTCGAAGTTCGGTTGGTAGGCGGGGATGGCGTAGCCGAGCCCCATGAAGAATTCCTCGCCGTTCCAGCGAGCGATGCACGTCTCGACCGTCTTGTCGCAGCCAGGTACGAACTGGATGTCGTTGAGGCCGCCCACCCAGTCAATAGGAACGGGCCGCGCCATGTAGAGCTTGGACGTGTCCACGCCCCCGTTGTAGTCGCGGATCGCGATGCGTAGTCCGTCCTTCACCGCGTATCCCCTCTTCCAGTAGAACGCGTCGGTGCCGCCCGGAGTCGTGACGCCAAGGGTCGTGACAGTGATCTCGGTGCCGTCGCTGGAGTCGATATCGCCAGTCACAGAGACCGGCGTGACGCCGCATCCGCCGTGGAACAGCGTCCAGCCACATTGGTGGTTGCAGGGCAGGCCCATCGCCACGTCGAGTCGGGACTTGATAGGCAGCGAGAAGAACGCCACCCTACCGTTCTGACCTTGGAAGTTGCGGATCGTGCGCGTGATGCGACCGCCGTACAGGATCTTCTGCGAGGACTGATCCCCGGTGAAGAGTCCCCGCGTCAGCTCCTCGATGATGACGTACATCGGCGAGTGTGGAACGCCAGAGCTGGCGCGAGTCGTGAAGATGTCTTGAGGCAGAGTGATGCGCAGCTCGCGCTTGTCGAACGTGCCTTCGTTCTCGGGAATCGACAGAGCCATGCGCGGCTCGGACGTGTGGCCGAGGAATGGTTGATCCCAGTCGGTGTACCGGGACTGAGTAGTCAGTCCGTCACCATAGAAGAAGGTGACGAGAACGAAACCTTCCTTCTCTGGGCGTGCGTATGCTTTAGCCATGGGTTGCCTCCTACAGCGTGAAGTCTTGTTCGTTCAGGGTCTCGATCACGTCGATGCCAGCCGAGCAAAGCCCGGTGTGGTCCCACGTCTCGGTGAATTCGTCGCTAGAGAAGCGAACCAGCCTCGCGCGGGCCACGCGCACGGCGTCAGCCAGCAGTAGCCCGGCGGGCAGCGGCGTGACGAAGGTGACGGTGAACTTGGTGAGGATGTTGAGCACGCTCGACACGTCAGTGACGTAGGCCGTGCCGTCCGCCATCACGAGCCCGACAGCATCGAACTCCTCCTGCGTGTCGGCCAGGTCGAGTGTGTTCTCGGAGATACCGAGAAATGCCCCGCCCACGTCGATCTCGACCAGCTCGAAATACTGATCCTGGTCGATGTGCCAGAAGCTACGCAAGCGACCCCGGCGAGTCTCGAAGAACTCCAGCGCGTTCCACATGGACGTGCGGTTGCTCCTGATCTCGAACTTGTGCGTCTGTCGGGAGCGGTCTCCTTTGAGGTTCACGAAGTCGGCGCGACCGGAGCGCGAGCGCCCGCCGTCACGGCTCCTACCCTTGGTGATACCGCGCGCCCAGTCGGGCTCCTCGAACCACACGGGGCGGTCGTCGTGAGCCAGCGTGGCGCCGGTCGGGTTGTCGGACTTGAGCGGGGGAAGCTGCGACGCGCCGGGCGCCTCGGAGACCGTGAGCTTCACGGTAGGGACACGAGCGCTCAGGAAGTTGGCGGACACTTCGAGGGCGACTTCGCAGTCCATGAGCGGGAAGACCAGCGAGCCTGCGGGCACGGCGATGCCGAGCGGGGCGTCGAAAGTGAGCTGGGCGTTCGTCATGTCCTCGATGATGTGGAACGAGAATGACTGGGGCCGGAAACAGTAGTCGAGCTGCACGATCGCCACGCGCTGACCCTCGAAAAACCTGGCCTGGTTCGTAGGGACCAGGATGGTGGAGTCGCCGCTGCCGTAGGCCGCGCCAAGCTCCTGCTGATCCATGTAGATCGGGACCTGGAAGCGCTGGTCCGTGAGACGGCGCAGGAAGACCTCCAGGCGCTCCAACTCTTCGAGGGATCCGACACCGGACGGGCTGTTAGGATCGCACACGGTCCATTCCAGGTCCATTGTGCGGAACGGCTTGACGTTCAAGCCTCGGCGCGACTCCGAGCCCGAATCGGGCGAGCGAGTCACGTCGGTACGGAACGAAGTCTTCATGCGCGCTTTGGTGGCCCAGTTGTGCAGGAAGATGTAGGCGTCGTCCACCAACGCCAGTGGCGTGATGGGGCCAGCGGAGCCTTGGCGGGCGAGGGTCTCGATCACCACGCGGCTGACTTGCACCTCGACGGTGTTGTCTCCGAGTGCGAGCACTTGGGAGTCCAGGCGGGTCGCTGCGCTTTCCGCGAGGGGCGCGGCGAGCACCTCACATACGACGCGGCTGACCTGCGTTTCCACAGCAGCATCCCCGAGGGCGAGCACTTGGGAGTCCTGGCGGGTAGCACTTGAAACATCAGGCTCCACGGCAAGCACCTCGCATACAACGCGGCTGACCTGCGTTTCCACGGCAGCGTCGCCAACAGCGAGCACGGCAGAGTCAAGGCGCGTTGCATCGGCAACCTCACCCTCATCTGCCATCACCTCGGCGACGACCCTGGATACTTGTACTTCGACCATGCCTCCGGTTCCCCCTTAGCCGTTGTTCTTGATGCCGAGTTGAAGAGTGTCTACGTCCGCGAACACCCAGTCAGTAGCGGTGTTCGGGTCGTCCTCGGCGATCACGGTTGCTGCCACGACCGTAGTGCTGGCTACAGGGAGCGCAGTACCGTGCTCGATCTGGGCGGCAGTCGCCGTAGTCTTGCGCCACATGAAGCCGATGTCGAGCGCGCCCGTGGTCTCCATGCGGCCATGCAGATCGTAGCGCACGCCGATGATCGAGGCATCCGCCATCGCGTCCAACCCCTGCATCGCTGCGAGATGGATCTGACCCACCGTGTCGGAGGTAAGCCTGTCGTCGTCCTCGACCGTGCCAGTAGGCTCTTGCAGAGCATCCTCCGTGCTCGTCGCCGTGGCTAGGGTCCAGTCCACCGTGTCACCGTCACCACCACCCGTGACGGTGATGTGATGGGGCGTGACGAAGCACATGCCAAGGTAGTCGTTGTTCTTAGCGCCAGTGCTGTCACAGGCGTAGAAGTCGTCGAAAGAACAGTTGATAAAGGGGGAACCGGTATCGAAGCCGATCACCAGGGAGTCAACGCCGGTAGTCGCCTGCTCCTGCGTGTCGATGCTGCTGACAGCGGCATCCCAAGTGAGCGCTGTGTGTCCGCCGCCCACGTTGCGAGAGGACTTCTGCATGTGCTGGAAGCGACCTTCCACAGAGCCCGCAGCATTGTCGATCGTGACTTTGAACTGGAAGTAGATCCACGCTTCGTCGGTCGGGAGGTTAGCCAGGAACAGCTCATTGGTCCTGGCGATCTCGGTCGCGCCTCGCATGATGCGCCACCCGTAGTAGATTCCTCCCGGCTTTGCAGCGGCGGGCGTGAAGTCATACACCTCGATGCGGAGCTGCTCGCCTGCCGAGTTGTGAAACCCGATATGCGGCGACACGCCGTTCTCCAACCCCGAGGTGCCCCCGGTGTCTGACCTGAACGCGAATCCAACGATCCAAGAGTTCTCCGGGGCGGCCACGAGATCCGGCGTGTGCAGGACAGCATCATCCTCTGATGCACAGCCGTCGAAGATTGCCTCACTGGTCGTTCCCCTGTCCATCGCAGGAGCCTCTTTCGAGAAGCTGGCGGGCATCAGGGTGTTGGCGCCAGTGTAGGTGCGCTCGTAGACCGTGGTGATCGTAGCGTGGTCGAAACCTTCAATCCATCGTAGTGCCATGTTAGCTCACCACCTCGACGCCGAACTGGCCGTCGTCAATGTCTGTTACGTCCCAGGCGATGCCGGACGCGGGGTTGTTGTCGAAGACCTGCGTGAACTCGTCGAAAACGGTCGAGTCAACGACGTGCGAATCGCCGTCCGCTTCGGTCGTGTCCGGGTCACGGTACTTGGTCTTGACCGTGCGCGTGCCGGGGGCGCTCATGCCGAGCTGCACGCCGAGTTGCACGGCGTGGATCGTGCCTGTGATCTGCACGAGGTCGGTGAGAGCGTACAGATCCTTCTGTGCGTTGGTGTCAGAACCGTTCGTGCCGCCCGCGCCGGACTCGTCGGTGGTGCCGGTAGGGTCGTCCACGCTCGTGTAGTTGGCGCCCGTGCCGTTGTTGGTCCACTGGATAGTGGAGCCATCAGCGTTGACCTCCGCTGCCTCGACGATGGACGGGCCGAGGAAGTCGTTGTTCTTCGTGCCAGTGCCGTCGCAGACGTATACGTCGTCGTACCTGATGGTGGTCGAGTAGTTGGACACCGTGCGCCAAGCGAAGGTGTCCCAACCATCGCCACCACTGTCGGTGAGGTTCACGCCCGTGCCTGAGATGTCGAGCACGCCGTTGTGCCGAAGCTCGTACGCGCCGTTGGTGCTGCCGCGCACGATGAACTTCCACTCGAAGTAGTGCCACACGCCGAAGTCGAAGTAGCTCGACGTGGCGATCGTAGTGGCGCCCCTCTTGAGGACGAAGCGCACGCCCAGTGCGGTCGTGGACTCGGACTCGACGCGGAGTTGCTCGCTGGAGCCAGTCTCGATGTAGATGCCCGTGCCGTTGAGGTTCGGCCCCGTCTGGTGCGAGGCGTAGCGGAAGCCGAAGCCTACGACTGCGGTGTTGCCGCTGGCGACCGGAGGCGTGACAGCGATTGCGGTTTGCATCCCTGCTCCGTTCCCGTGAACTCGCCCTGATTGGATTGCGAAGCCTCCCGAGAACGTCGCGTACTTGCGAAGGTTCTGACTGAGGGCTGTGTGGCTTTCAAAGCCTTCGATCCATACACATGCCATGATGTTATCTCCTGCCGTTGCTGCGATCCAGCAGCGAGTTGATGTTGCCCGCGTTCTCGCGCATGAAGGCGAGCATGGCGTTGCGACCGCCAGCGGTGAGAGTGTCCATTTCCTTGTCGCTCGCGACGACGGCGGGGACGACGACGACCCCTCCACCATCCTCGGAGCCTTCGGCTGCCGAGTTGGCGTTCGCGATTCGATCCGAGACCAGGCCGCCGGTCTGCATGCCGGTGCTAGGACCGGCTGCTTCTGCGCTGGAACTTCCCACTACAGCCATGTTACCCCCGTTCATGCCTTGAAGCAAGGGCAAAAACTGAGAAGTTGCAGCTTTGTTCATCACGAACTCACCAGGCGTCAGCCAGGCGGGCACCGTATCAGAAGCGGGAATGTGTTTCGGGCGCATCGGACTGCCGCCCCTGGCGAGCCCTTGGGCGTACTTGGAGGAGTGGTCGGGGACCTTGCCTCCCTTGTTGAAGTTCAGGGCTACGCCCCCGGCGGACAGCTCGGGAACCACACCACCGTCCTTGAAGCCGAGGATGGCTTTCGCGATGGCGAGCGAGATGAGCTGCTGGAGGATGGTCTGGGCGATCGACTGCATGAGGCGCGCGAAGCGCTCCTTGAGATCGACCTCCTTGGTCGGGTCGAAGGCATCGACGATGGCCTGCGAAGCGAAGTTCGCAAGCGCCTGCGTGCCCTGACGAGCAATCTCCAGCCCCGCGTTGAACGTGGAGCCGAACTGCTCGGCGAACTGCGTGAAGCCTTCCTTGAGCCCTTCGGTCAGGCTGCCGTTGGCGACGAGATCCGCCTCCTCCTTGGCCTTCTCCAGTTGCATGGTGCGCAGGCGCAGGATCTCCTCCTCGAAGCCTTGACGTACCGCGAGAGCGGCGATCACGGCGTTGAGGGCTTCCAGCTCCTCTCCGGGCGGGAGCTTCGCAGCCTGGGCCTGGAGAGCCTCCTGCTCGATCTGGTTCTTCCGCACCGCTGCGGCCAGCTCGGCCTCGGCGACGCCCAGGGCGGCCTGTGCTGCCACGAGAGCAAGTTGACGGTCGCCAGCACCAGCGGTGATGGCAG